TTATTTTTTTTTTTTTTTTTTTTTTTTTTCAAGCAGAAGACGGCATACGAGATTCCTCTACGTCTCGGGGGCTCGGAGATGTGTAAAAGAGACTCGTTCGCGACCTTCGGTAGTATTCTTGCCGGGGGTACCCCGATGCAGCTCAAGGTGTCAGGTATTGTCAGTACGGCGGCGACAAGCCTCTGGCGACTGCTGTTCGATAATGTCGGCAAGGAATTGCCCTTCATTTTCGCGCCAAACGGCAACGATGTGCCGACCAACGACCAGCCTCACTACATTGGCCGCGTGACTATCAAGCAGCCGCCCAACCTGCCTGTCAAGATCAACGAGGTATCTTCGTTCGACCTTGAAATGCCCGTTGTGGAGTGGAGCCAGAAGGTCTCCAACGGCTAATGGGGGAAATTATAGGGGTCCGCGTCCGTGGCCTCAGGAAGGCGATACAAGCCCTCGAAAAAGCGGGCGTGGACTCCGAACAAATGCGGGACCTGATGCACGAGATCGGCGAAATCGTCGCCGTCCGTGCCCGTCAGCTCGCACCCGTTGGCAAAAGCCGACGACTGAAAGCCTCTATCCGCGCGGGCCGTGGCAAGACCAAGGCTGTGGTCCGCGCGGGATACGAGCGCAAGAGCATGCCCTATGCGGGCGTGGTGCACTACGGGTGGCCAGCCCATAATATCCTCCCCGATGAGTTTTTGGCGGACGCCATGGATCAGACTCGCGGTGAGGTCCTAGCTCGCCTAGACACTGGCATAGGTGAGCTGCTAGAACGTAACAACCTTAAGTGAAAGGAACTGACATGAACTTTGATAACCTTACGATTGGTGAGGTAATCACCCTTGAAGACATGTGTGGCGTGTCTCTCTCTCAGATTGAAGAGTCCAGGTCTGACGGCCGCGTCCTCCGTGCCCTCGTGTACATCATGATGAAGCGCTCGGGCCGCGAAATGAGCGTCGCTGAAATCGACGCCCTTCCCGTCTCCGAGACGGAAGCCATCCTGGCACCCCTCAAGGAGGACACCCCCCCTATGTGAGGGAGCGGGCACGAGACATGGCGGCCCTCGTGGTCGCCGGTGTCTGTGCCCCTCCAAGATATGAAACGCTCACCCTCCTAGAGAGGGAGGCGCTGATCAACGCCGTCAAGGCCAGTCGCAGATAGAGAGGTGTAGACGTGGGACGACAGTCCGTGATCGTATCAGTTCTAGCCGATACGAAGCGCTTCCGCAGCGGTCTAGGTAACGCCGCGTCGGCCCTCGGCGACCTCGGGGCCAAGCTCGGCACCACCGCCGCCGTCGGAGTCGGGGCACTCGCAGGCCTCGGCGCCGGCGTCGTCGGCCTCGCCGCCAAAAAGGGCATCTCCAGGGCGCTCGGCATTGAGGACGCCACCGCCAAGCTCAAGGCCCTCGGCATGCAGGGCGAGCAGATTCAGCAGACGATGAGCGATGCTCTTGCGAGTGTCAAGGGAACGTCTTTCGGTCTCGACGCCGCCGCCACCGTGGCGGGCACCGCCGTCGCAGCCCAGATCAAGCCGGGAAAAGACCTGCAGCGCTACCTGGGATTGGTGGCTGACACTGCCCAGGTCGCTGGCACTTCCATGGAGGACATGGGAGCCATCTTCGGTAAAGTGGCAAACAATCAAAAGGTCACCACCGAAGAGATGAACCAGCTCGCCGACCGCGGTGTGCCCATCTGGAAGTACCTGTCCGAGTCCATGGGTGTCAGCAATGACCAGCTCCGTCAGATGGTCTCTGACGGCAAGGTTTCCCTGGAGGACTTCCAGACCGCCATTGAGAAGAATATCTCCGGTGCGGGCCGTATCATGTCAGATACGACAAGCGGTGCGTTCAAAAACATGAACGCCGCTTTGGGGCGTCTTGGCGCGGCTTTCGCCGCCCCCGCCCTCACTCACGCCAAGACGCTTTTCCAGGAAGCGTCAATTGGAATCGATGGCGTAACAACCGCCCTCAAGCCCGCAGCTGAAAAGCTCGAAGCCACTTTCGGCCCCAAGATCGAGGGGCTGCTGCAAGGATCTGGCCAGCGTTTCGCCGACTTTACGACGGGCCTGCCGGCCAAGCTCGCGCCAGTGACAAGCGCCGTTGGTGGCGCTTTCGAGAACGCGAAGCCATACGTGTCCCGCGCCGTCGATGGGATCGGGACGGCGTTCGCGGGCCTCAAGGGCAAGGTGTCAAGCGTCTTCGAGTCCATGGGTGGCGGCGAGGGCATCTTGACAGCCCTCGGCGGCGTCAAAGACAAGATTGTCGCCGTCGTTGAACCGATAGCCCAGGCAGTGGCCCCTGTCGTCGGTCAGCTCGCTTCGGCATTCGCGCCACTACTGCCTCAGATCGGCGCTCTCATCCCGACAGTCATGCAACTGTCAAGCGTCTTCAATCCCGTCTCGTTGATCTTCCACGCCCTCATGCCCGTCCTCCCACAAATCGTGGCGCTGGTCGGCCAGGTGGGCGTCGCTCTCGCCGACGTCCTCGGACAGGTCCTACCGCAGGTCGCCCCGGCCCTGGAGGGGCTGGCAGACCTACTCTCCGGGCTTTTTGCCCAGGTGGCACCAGTGATCAGCGGCCTGCTGACTCAGATCGGCGGCATCGTCATAGGTACGCTGATCCCCGCGATTGGTCAGCTCATGCCGATCCTCACGACGGTGATCCAGGCCGTCGTCGGCATGCTCGCACCCATGCTCCCCATGATCGGCAATCTCCTAGGGGCCGTCGCGACGGTGATCGGGAGCATCCTCAACGCCCTCGCCCCCCTGATCCCCGTGATCATCTCTATCATCGGCACTGTCGTGTCGGCTCTCGCACCCCTGCTACCGCAGATCGGCATGCTCCTAGCCGCCGTCGGCGACGCAATCGCGGCGCTCTTGGTCGCTCTGTCGCCGCTGATCACGGTGATCGGGCAGATGCTCGGGCCGCTGCTGTCCATCATCATGGCGGCCCTGACCCCCATTATCGACCTCATCGTGATGATAGCCAGCGTCCTCGCGTCGGTCCTCACCGTCGCGATCCAGGCGATTGTCCCCATCATTGCGTCGGTCATTGAGATCATGACGTCAGGTATGGCGCTCGTGATGAGCGTCGTCGGCCCCACGATCACGTGGATAGCCCAGCTCATCACATCCTGCTTCCAGGCGATCTACAGCGTGACCATGAGCGTGTGGAATGCTCTGGTCAGCGTGATCAGCGGCGCGATCAACGCCACGATCGGCACGATCAGCGGGTGGGTGTCGTCAGCCATGGCCTACGTGCGATCCCTCGGGTCGGGGATCTCATCCACGATCAGCGGCGCGATGGGGTCCATGACCTCAGCGATCAGCGGCGGTGTCAACACCGCGGTCTCGTGGATCAGCAGCCTACCCGGCAAGGCAAAATCAGCGCTTGGCAATCTTGGCAATACGCTGTGGAACGCTGGCAAATCCTTGATTGACGGTTTTGTCAGTGGTATCAAGTCGGCGTTCGGGTCCGTACAGTCTGCGCTCGGCGGACTAACGAACATGCTGCCCTCATGGAAGGGCCCCGAGGACCTTGACAAGGTCCTCCTGGTCCCCGCGGGCCGTATGGTCATTGGCGGTTTCGTGCGAGGCCTGGAATCTCAGTACCCGCGCGTCCGCGACTCCCTCACTGGTCTGACTCGCGACATCGCGCAGATGGACATGCTCTCACCGGCCTCCGACCTCGCTGTGGCTGGCGGTCCTACCATCGTCAATCAATACACGATCAACGTTGACGCCAATATGCTGACCCCCTCGGTAGAGGCAGGGCGTACCATCGCCGACGCGCTGGATCAGTACGTGAGGATGAACGGGCGATGACAGTTTTGCACCCACTCTCCCCGATCCGCTTGACAGAGTTCACGCACTACTCCTCCGTTACCTTCCGTAACGGCGGATGGTCGTATGTGACAGGTCCGGACAATCTGTGTTCGTTTGTGCTTGACAACCTCAAGCCTGGGCTGCCTCTGCGCTACTCAATTACGGTAGAGACGGACGCCGATACGTGGATGGTGCTGCGTGCCGGGCGATCCGCCAGCACGGGCGGCGGGCGCACACATCTACTCCAGGGCACCATGACCTCGGGTACGACGCTACCCATCGACCTCTCGGGTGCCCGCTCCGGACTGATCAAGGCCAACTTCTGGTACATCCTGGATGATGCGGTAGGCCTACGTCCCGCTGACCAGCTCTCCCTCCAGGCGCATTTCCCTGTACAGGACACCAGCGCGCTGCGGTGGAACGTCAGCCGGTGGAGTGGGCAGCGCTGGAACGGACCCCGCGCGGGGATCGTTTTCGCCTGGGATTTCGCGGCTTGGAACACCATCCCCTGGGAGGGTGTCAGTCGCGAGGTGGAGGCGTGGCAGGATATCACCGCACCCTGCACTCAGATCGACGTGACCCGAGGTGTCAAGTCTGAAGGCCCCGCCTACCTCGCTCAGGTGGGCACGCT